CACCACACTCTGAGCAGCGGTGTAAGCGGCATTTGCGGCCTGTCTTGGGATTGACGCCATCCTCGACGTAGCTATCCCTGATAGCCCGATACTTGACGGGCCACATGGCCCGACGTAGGGCGGACATAATAAATGATCGCATCCTAGCTGTGGTCCATTCTCCTCCATTATAAGGTTTCTCCATATTGCGGTTAAGTGTGTAGCTCACTTTGTTTAGCGACATACGATGGATATGGCAATCTGTGTTCCAATCTGTCCTCTGAAAAAAGTTCTTCGACCGCCATCCAACCAGCAAACCTAAACTTCGGGAAACGGCCAATAACAAGTGCATACAAATCGCAGACTTCTTTCCGCTTGATGGCCTTTACCATGAGCCTTCCATTTTCTCTGCGGGTTGTTTTAACATCCACCAGTTGGCCGTTAGCCAGTAGACAATCCTCAAGCCCGAAATGTTCCGCATCCATATCTGGCCAAATGTTTTGATGTTTGCAGAAAGCGATCTCTGCCGCCACTGAATCAAGCTCTCTCTCCTCGGGCGTTCCTTTCCCATATATGGTCGCGGTGGCATTTACAGACCTATCATATTCGTAACGCTTCTTGGCTATATATTTTGCCAGCCTCTGTTCGGTTTCGTTCAGTGTTATAATCATGCGTACAATTCGTTCATTACATTATAGTAATGATTGGTGGCTAAAGCCTTCTTGAGATGCTTTAGCTGTGCCTTTTCGGTCCACCGCTTCACACCCGTCTGGCATGTTTCGGTGTCGATGATGACGGAGTATATGGGAAGATTATAATCAGCACAAATCTGCCGCTTGATAATGTCAGCACCGATAGCGAGCTGCATGGCATCCTTGGGATAGGTCTTTGATTTGGGATCCGCTCCCCGGCACTCCCTCGTCTTGAAATCAAATACGCATACTTGTCCATCCATTTCGGCTATGAGGTCCATGGTTCCTGCCAACATCAAGTCGGCATCAAATATCATCCGCTCTGCGGCTGTTGGAACCACCTGGTTCTCGTCCATCCATTTCAGGAATGGTCGATAGTATGATGCGTACTCGCTGTGATAGTCCGCACCATCCATTAAATGTAGGATGGCCTGTTCAATCTCGGCGTGGATGCGTGTACCAAAGACACTACTCTCCACCAAGCACCCATCGAGATCAGTCCGCATCCCCCAAGACTGCCGTTCGACAACATCGAACGACAGCCCTGGATTGGAGCGGGTGATATGATAGATTTTTTCCATCCGCCAGCGATCCAAGAATGGGTTGGGTGCTATCCCGAGTTTGGTGGTGATAGACACCGCCAAGTCGCCTTTTGCTTTACGCATTTTGGCGAGCGTATCGACCGACTCTAATAGTCGTATCTTGCCATTCTTGTATCTCCGGTAGATGTGCATCCTAGAATGGGGTTTCTTCGTCGCCAGTATCGGCGGCAGGAGATTCCCCAGATGGAGATGACGCTATCTTTTCGGCCACCGTATAGATGGAACGAGCGAGTCGCTCGAGCTTAGAGCTAAACTCCTGCTCAGATAGATCCTCCCCTTTGAGAAGATTACAAGCATTGTTGATGGACATCCCCACCCTCATCCCGATCTCACGCTCACCGTGGGCTGCACGGGAAACATTGGATGCTGGGGTAGCTGAAGGAATGACACCCTCCGCTTTGTCGAATCCGCCCTTGGGCAGACCCTTCTTCGTTCTATTTCCGCTATCCTTGAAAACAACGGGAACGCCTTCCTTCCACCACGGATCTTCTGAAGCTCCGTTGGCCATTACGGTCGTGCCATCGCTAAGATTTACGACAAAAGGGAAATAGGTATTCCCTTGACTTGATTCCCAGGGGTCCCCCAGGCGTTTTCTGCTAGTTACTGTGATCATAGTATTTAAAATGGGAGATCCACTCCCAGGTTAGGTTTCGGTTCCAGTGAAAAGGTTCGACGCTTGGTGTCAAACCATAAATCGCGATATATTGTCACACCATTTGCACGCTGTTTCGGAACGTACATTCGCCCATCAGGCATCTCATCCGAGACATCCTCTCCGGCCTCAATGGCCTTCTCCTTGGCTTTATTCCTCCAGATCATGACGGCTGCATGGGCTGCCGCACCAATACCTTGGCCACCCAACACATCCTCCAGCTCCGGCACTTGTCCAGACCCAGCCTTTTTAGCATCAGCATGGCAGACCAAAAGCACAGTGACATCATTGTCGATGGCAAACTTAGCCGCATCCTTGGCGATGCGTTCCTGACCACTCCAATCGTCTTTGGCTGCAATGTGCATGAGTGCATCAATAACAAACAAATCCACACCGTATCTACGATGTGCATACAGGAAGTCTTGGTGCAGACTCTCCCAGCTATTTGTTCCACCCTCTACGCCTTCAATAAACCACAATCGGTCCTGAAACTGTGTAAGATCAGATTGGATACTTTCCTCCTTTGGCATATGACCATTATGCATCCATAACATATTGAATAGCATAGACTTACTAGGTATCTCAAAGGAAGCAATGCAAGACCGTCGATCATTATTCAACATCTCATGCATACAGCTCTGGTAAAGCCACTGACTTTTTCCATGTCCTGGATATCCACCTACAATGGTAAGCTCACCTTTCCGGAACCTGTATTTAAGTTCTGGAAACAGGAATGGGTTATGTTCGTTCTCCTGTTGGTATCGACCAATCTCTTCAGCAAGTTCTGCTGCCATCCCATCGACAGGTTTGAGTGTCTTGGGATCATATGATTCGGCGTTCTCATAGAGAGGACCAAAGCCATCCCCAGCGAGTAGCAAATCGTTGAGATCATTGTGTGGAGCCGGGACACGGAGCCGCTTGCATCGAGTGACACCCAGTCGCTTTGCCACATCATTGGCTGCCTTCTCTCCGGCTTCATCGTTATCGAAGCAGAGGTAGATGGTTTCGAAGCGTTCAAGAGCTTCGTAATCATTCTCGATCCAGCCCATATTTGAACACCCGCTTGGGACAGACAACACAGGCATATCAGCACCCATATTGCAAAGCGACATAGCATCGATCTCACCCTCACAGATGGTGATCTGATCGGCGGTATCGTCAACGGTGGGCCATCCCCAGAGAGTGGCATAGGCAGCGGTAGACCAGATGTCTTTCCGCCCCTTATCATCCTTATGGATGCCCACACTCTTGAGCATCACATAGTCGCCGTCGGGCGACACAAACTTAAATGCGTAGAAATCGGAGTTGTGGCTGCTATTGCGGCTATGGCTTCTCACCCCATATTTGCGGAGCGTGTTGGTGGATAGGCCACGGGTCTTGGTTAGATAATCCATCGCCCAGGATCCGGTGAGTGGCTTGACCTGCACCTTGGGCGTCTCGGGCTTGGGTGCAGCGGCCACCGTCTGGACATCCGTGATACCCAGTAGTGCCTTTATCTCGGCTTGGGTTTCGTGGTAATTGCCCACCTGTCGCATCACAAGCTTGAGGATGTTTGTAGATTCCCCAGTGCTTTTATCCTTAGCCAGATAGACGCCTCCGCGACCGGGATAGACCCCTGTGGATTGGCCTTCGCCTCCATCCAAGTCGCCCATGGCGTAGCTAGATCCCCGACGCTTGGCGTTGGGGAAGTAGGTCTTCATGACAACATCGATGTGTTGCGAGAGGTGTTTGTTCAAATCATCAGGCGTCATTAATATACCCCTCCTCGTCCAACATGCTCTTTATCCGCTCTAGTTTTTCCGAAGGCCGAAGACTTGCTAAGTATTCGGGCATTATCTCATTCACTTTGACTTGGTCCTCTCTCACCATGCTTGGCTTCCGAGCAAGGCGATCCTTTCGGTCCTGCTCTCGGGCGGATGCCGCATCGAAATAATGGGTGCGAACGTACCCGGCTTCAGCCAAGGCATCCCATCCACCCGATATGAATAGGTCGCAGTGTTCCCAGTTGGGCCACAGCATACATCCGGCCTCGATGTAGCTCTCCAATATGAGCGAGCGGCCCGAACGGCCACGCACCTCTAGCTTCCAGTCTTCGGGACTGTCGGCTGTTTTTTTTAGTCTCACCACCTGACCGCACAGTAGGCGATCGGAGTGGGCGAAGGTTAGGTAGGTTCCAATATCCATATTTATTTATTGTGAATTTTCCTCCAATTTAGATTTTAGAGCGTGGTAGCTCTCTTGGTATCTCCGATCAGTAATCATTCGATCCGCGTGATTCTGACCATAAGCAGTCAATAACTTGGGACTGCGGTGCAGGAAGGCCGCGACATCATTGCGACTAATTTTCATTTCCACAAAAAGGACCGCTCCGACTAATCCCCTGACAGACGCCAATGGTTCAGTTCGATCCTTCTTTGTGAGGTCATGGTATGTAACCCCGAAAACCTCCATAGCGGCAGTGGCCACTCTTTCCATTTCAGAGCGTGATGCTTTTTTTAGTCTATAGATCATGTCTGCCAATAATATTTGTCTATTTCTTCCGACGGCACCAACCCAGGTCGGCGGTCATCCGTGATGTTCGATATCAAATCTGCATGGGTGCACAGCACTTGCAAGGGTGAACTTGCAGTTTCTATCAGTGATCCCTGATTCCGGCGGGATCGATTGGGGAACGTGATCTTCCTCAAAAACTCCTCACGCTCCTTGATCGGGTCGAAGAACCAACCGTTTTTGATTCTGCCCGGTAGGGGAATGCCATGTATCCTATGCATCCCAGCCCTCCTTCAGTCCCTTTTCGGTGGACTCCTTGACATGGGCGATGAGGTGTTCCTTATTCTCATCGATGGATCCGAGGCATGACTCGCGTAGTTCAGCGAGCAATGGCTTCAGGGGTTCGACGGCTGCCTCAAAGGCGGCTTGAGACATCCCAGGCGGGACATCCACATGGTTGATTGACTCCTCCAGCATGGCGATGCCAACCATAATGGCATTTCGGATGTAGAGGTCGGATAGTTTGGTTTCTACGAAATTTCTCATTTTATTTTCCTCCATTCTTTTTAATCCAAACTGCTACCGCTCGGCTTAATAGGTGTCCCGTTACTTTCTGAGACAAATTTAGACCCATGCCCCGGGAATACTCATTCATCAATTCGTGGGCGTCGAACCATGAGTGTCCACAATCATGGCATTGGACAGCCACACGGATCAGATAGTCATAGTAAAGGTCAGTTTCAAACTCGCTCATTTTATTTTCCTCCATTTTTCATATTCGTTCGGGGATCATTAACAATTGATGTTCGATCAGCTATCATTTGTTCTAACTCTCCAAAGTTCTACAACCATCTCAGCAGCGGCAGATAGATCTGCGCCTTCAGGACTTGGC